CGAGGGCCCAGCAAAAGTTGGTTTGCTACATTCGCTTTCGCGAACGTAGCCAACCTCCAGTTTGGATTACTCCAAACATGCTCGATGTCTTAAAGATCGCTTCTTGAGGTGTTCATAGATGTATTCTCTATGTTCAGCTTTCAGATGTCTTCTTGAGATCGCCCTCCCAGTCTTAGGAATTTCTTCCTAAGAGTTTACCCGCATTCCGCGGGCATCCATCTCCATACGATTCTTGATGAGAATCGTACCTGACTACGTTCAAGGTGCCGTGGACCCCTTCCAAGAAGGGGGACATGGTAGAACTTGAACAGGGCGGCATAACCGTCTAGACGATCCGGCCTGTAGGTCGGCTTCAGAACTGGGGCTCTGTAAAGGAGCCTTTGCAATGAAGGGTCCCATTTAGTGGGATTACAACTGTCTATCCGAGAATGCCACCCTAGTGCACTAGACTTGGCCGGGACCATGGGAAGCTTTTTGTTAAGAAGCTCCTCAACGGACTGCGCCAAAGTAGCGCTGAATGTGTATAGACATCTTGCCCAAGCAAGGTTTGATGTCGCCACACACGAAGCTATGGCACTAGGATCAGTGGAGAGTGACACGCGGCGGCCGTTAGGTTCGCCGCTTGTCTTTTCTGGCAGAGCACGAAGGTATAGTGGCGTCACGTCGACACCACCGTACGCGTCGACACCGCAAGATTCCCGGAAACAAGGTTGGTGTTCCCACCAACTCTTATAGTCCGTGAACGACTTGCGTTTGTTTACGCGGAGCCCAAAGTGCTCGAGCCAATTCACTACCTGTTGTGAGTATTGTGCGGGCACGATGATGTCATCACCGTACACCCTCACAAGCCTGCTAGCGCGCACTACGGATCCTCTTTTTCCACCGGTTGGCTTTCTGCCAACCGCGTCCAGTATCGCGGCCATCGCTATTACAGCGAAGGTTACGGATTGGACGGGAAACGTAGTTGCGTTACCCATACCGGCATACTTCCTCAAAATCCGACTGTTCTTTCCGTCGGTATAAGAGGTTGAACGGCTACTGACTAACCAATCTAGAAAAGTTGGTTTATTCCGAAAGATTAACTTAACCAGCTCTAAGCTGAGTAAGTCGCTCGCGGAACTTAAGTCGATAGTCGCCCATAAACCGGTACGAGAGCCGTCCATCGCCAATTTTTGGTTGTGCGATTGGTCGGTTAAATCGAGAGAGTTGCGCATGATCCTGCACTTACGGATGTTATCCCTAAGTACGGTGTTCAAACTCTGCTGTACATACTGCAGCAGAACTGGCTCAACCGTTATCGTACGCCGAGAAGTGGAATTCTTAGCAACGCTAACAAGTCTCGATTGCTTGCAGGACAGCGTGGGCCACAGAGCATTATCCGTTTTTTCATTGTCGGAATATGCTTTACCATGTCCAACGCTGCTTTCGTCTGGAGCTCGTCCAAGCGATCTTGGTTCGACTTTGTGTTCTTCATCATCTTCCACACGCATATGGCCTTCTCCTTTTTGGAGGGGTCCTTTGGTGTGAAAGAGTGGTAGAGGCACAATGATATCGAGTCCAAGTCTCGCGAGGAGCTGAGTGTTCTGCTCTTCTTGAACACAACGCTCAGATACAGCGTACCATTTCTGGTTCGCCGTGTACTGCTCCATGACTGCTCCTGGGCCGTGTCTGAAGTGTATTTGATTTTCATAATCGACTCCTTCGAGTTGGTTAAGAATTACATTACAGACAAGTCCAATGTGACGGACGTATCTGTCATTCCAGTTGGTTTGACTTATACTTTCATCACAAAGGAGAAAACTATCCTTTGCCTTGCGATCGAGAAGTTCATCTCTTTCACTCTGCAAAGGCAGTTTCTTAAAGAGTCTCAAGATCTCACGGAGTATCTTAAGGTAGGCCAAGTTTGGCTTCTCTTTAAGGTGCCCAGATTTTTCATCAAACACTTCACATAGCAAACCCGAGAATAGTCTCGGGAGCGCATACCGTCCGGTCTTAAAGCCGGGTGGGCAGGTGAACTCTCTTTTTGCTAACCCTTCATCAAGGGCGTCGCAATAGGAAGAAAAAGCAACGGTTAAGAAGCCGATGCCTTCGTGTTTGACGCGAGCTTCAATCGTTTTGAGATCACGATTGAGGTTCCTCACATCAGGCTCTAATCTCTTGACGTCAGTCAAGAGGGCAGAGAGGAGAACTATTGGACTTTTCATGACTCACTCCTAGAGTTGGGTCATTCCAAGTCACACTAGCACATCCGGGATAGTGCTTACGCTTAGTCCCTGTTACGGGCGATTAACCTTTGTAAAAGGTAAATCAAGCTGGACACCACGACTTGCGTCGTGAGGCCCAGCCTCGAAAGCGTCGCCCAGACTTCTTGCGTGCTTATCTGCTTCCAATACTGCAAGCAGATTTGATCGCATTTGTCTGACGCGTCGAGATACCTTACGGTCACTTTTAAGCGACCTTCTGATATCTTGATAAGCACTAGCCAACGCACGAACCAAATTGAGGATATCAAGTACGTACTTAAAGTCCTCTTGGCCTTTACTGGAGTTTTCATTAGTCATTATCGCTCCTTGTTGAAGGGGCGATCGGCTTCCGATCGCACCAGTTAGAGACCATAGGTGTTATACAGCCGTATTCTACGACTGGAATGACACCAAATTGGTCGGCGTGAATTCAGCATCGTTTAGGGTATCGATCAGCGCTTCGATCAGGTCCACAATATTTGCAGTGGTCCAGCCGAACGCCGGTCGCGAAACAGAAAGAGACACCGTTGCAGTTTGCTTCGATGTCCCACCTGTGTAGGGATTGACAGCGTCCTTCGTTTCACTAATTTTTACATAGTGGCGATTGGCCGTTTTGCCTTTCCCGTCCTCGTGGGTGATGATGAGGGAATAAACCCCCGCAGCATCTCTCCGTTCTGACCCATAGCCGTCTGCCTTTACCACCTTAAATACAAGTGAAGGTGTTGGGGCATTGGCCGCGATGGTGATTGGATCTGCTAGCATGACGTCTCCTAAGTGGTTTGTTGACCCGTTGGGCGAATTACCGCTTCACGGGGATCTAGTAGCGAGCCGTAAGGATCGCTCCTAGTATTGTCAATTGATCTCCAGAAAACAACTGGAGATCATTCGATGGTCTCAAGCCATAAGCGCTACCAAAAGTGCTGCGAATTTGCAATTTCCACTCAAGCCTTCCTGTTCGTACCTTATTTTCAACGATATTCTCGGTGAAAACGGTAGCGGGTACAGGGGGGGTTATGGAAACCTTTTGGATACGCGTAGCTTTACTAGTCTGTACGGTATCAATATAACCGGTTGAGACACCAGTTATAAAGCCGAAGTTGATGATCGACGGGTCGCGGTTCACTATGTTAAAAGCATCAACATAGTCGCCTAAGCCAGTAAACCAATCAACTAGCCATGACCAAGGGACGAGATTGTACACGTCCTCAGGATCAGGGTACAGACCCCATGCTTGGCGCATTAGCTGGCGCTGTAGCACGGGCAATGCTATCGCTGGGAATCTTAGACCGGCATTGATCATACCACGGAGCTCGATTTCTCGAGAGCCGTGTGTACCAATACCGACGAGAGACTCCCCTTGCAATAGATCAAAAGTAAAGCTAGGAGGACTGCTAACGGGACTGGATCCTAAGCTGAACCCAGTCCTGAAAGTGTTGTCTAAGCCGTTTCTATACATGAGTCGGTTGACTCTTCTAGAAATTCTCTCCGGCAAAGACAGCATAGTCACTATGTCACGATAGATTGGAAGCCAACCAAAGGAGATATTAACATACTCCCCAGGCGCAGAAGTACCCTTACGGGTAGCTAACTTCTGCTTACGAGAAAGAGTTTCTCGGGCTAACAACCAAGCTTCCGCTGTTGCCTTTATGCTTTTAGGCAATTCACGGAGTTCGGC